ATGATAAAAAGATTCAAGTTAATTTAAATATTGATGGACAAAGAGTAGCAGAAGCGATTACGGGCCTCAACGCTCAACAATAAAATAGAGGGATTTAACTAATGGGAAAACCAGAATATTCTAGAAATAATAGAAAGAGAGCCTATAAGGCGCTTTGGATTATACCTTTGCATATTAAGCATCCAGGCGTCGCTGTCCCGGTGGAAAATTTGCAGGTAAGCCAACAGTTTTCCCCTTCTTATAAGAAAGAAAATGTATATGGACGAATGGATCCCATTGCCACATATGCACATACTGCTCGTACAATGAGAATAAATTTTTCATGTCAGGCTCACCATTATTTTGATGGTATGGACGGCGTAATTGACAATATTCAAACTATTAATGAGATAACACAAATGTTATATCCGGCATATGAAAAGGTGGGTCATCCGGGAGTCTCAGGGGTGGGGATCTCTGGGTTCGCAGGTAGCCAAGCACTTTTAAAAGCACCTCCCTTTTTTAGAATTAAATACGGACAATATTTTGGTAGTTATTCTCATACTGGGGAAGATACAGGCGAGGGCTTGACCGGCTTTATTACTGGATTTTCTCACGGCCTTGGAAAACTAGCTAGAAACATGGCCTATGGAGGACAGGGGCCAGAAGACACAATTCGAGCGCTCCCCCGCGAAGTAAAAGTTGGCTTTTCTTTTGAAGTAATACACGATAAGTCTGTCGGTTGGACGTCCGTTGGCGACAAAAGTGTTTTTAGTGAGGACGGATATGGACCGAATTTTCCATATAATACCGGAGTTGTGAGTAAAGGATCAACCGGCTCTAAGAAGACGAGCCCCAAACGGCCTGCAGGCACTAGTCCAGAGCCAAAAGACCCGCCGAAGCCGGCCGGCGGCACTACTCCAAAGGTAAAAACCAAAGCAACCACCCCACCAAAACCACCCGCAGCAGGCGCCAAGGCTCGCGTCAAAGTTGCTAGCGCAAAATCAGCCTTAAAACGCTTCAATTTGGGATCGGGGGTTGCTTAAGACACCGTGTTAACAAGGAGAATAATTAATGGGATATAAATTTTCAAGATATCAAAACCGGGAAATTTTTCGTAACTCAAATCCGAGGTACGTGCGTCAATTTTCTTCTAGGGATGTTAATTATATAGATCAATATGCTACCGCAAAGTTTACGTGGACTGCTGATCTGGATTATGATGAAGAATACTGGGGAGTCGGTTCTCGTTTTTATAAGTTAGCAGCTAAATACTATGGCGATTCTACTTTGTGGTGGATTATCCCATGGTTTAATCAAAAGCCTTTAGAGTCTGATTTTGATTCGGGAGACTTGGTAATGATACCACGTCCAATTGAACGAATAATAAATATTTTTAAAGAAGAATAAAGGAGAAGTGAATGGCGACTACCGCTAAAGATTGTAAGCCACCAAAAGGCAAATCGGCTAATCGAATTTATGAGCAGAATACGCGTAAGCCATGGTGGAAACAAGGCTATTTAATGGTCGGCGCAGATCAACTGATTGGACCACTTCGTGCAAAACACTCTCAAAGCGGCTATATTAAAAAATTAGCAATGCCCAAAGCTCAGGGCACTTCTTTAGTTAATTTGCTTACCACAAACAAGAGTCTGCACTCTTTTTTTAACGGCACTTCTCTAGATTACAGCCAGCTCGTTCCTCATATTGAATTATTTAAAGTGTATATACACAACGATGCGTCGACGAAAAAAGATCTTGAAGAACATGCTTTTCCTTTCGGTGCTTTCTCCAACTTTCATGATTTTCACGAGGCCGCTATAGCATCCGGAAAACTTTTTAGGGGCAGAGAAGCCGGAATTCAACAAGTTGATATTAAGATGGAAGGCCGCGGCCGAAACCCAGTCTCCGCAAATGTTTTGGATATAACAGTTAAATATTTTTTTAATGACGTTCAAACATTATTTGAGCCATTGGGCACCTTGAACGATGGCGAAACACAAATGCAATTTGCAGATTTAATTAGGTTTCCGAAGTCTTTGAGAAAAACCAAAAGATCGTTTAGAGTAAGGCTTGTTTTAGGTTGGGCAATGAATCCGGAGAACCCGCTAAAGGGAGATATGCCGGATGGTTTTGTGGAAGCAGTACGAAAGAGCAGAGTTTCAATTGCTGCCGATCTTTATACTCATAATATGGAATTCCATGAAGATGGTTCATTGGTTCTTACGGCCAAATATAAAGGTGCCCTTGAGGCGACTTTTTCTGGTGCCGATATTTTAATGGCCGCTGTTGCTGCAAACGAGAGAGATAAAACTCTGGATGGGCTTAAAAAGAAAATTCGTGAGCTGGAAAATAGCTTTGCGGGATCCGGCTTTAAAGGCAAATCATCAGGCGCTGAAGGTAGTTTTAGAGATATATTAGCAATTCAAAGAGCGATGGAAGAACTTAAAAAAGCTCGACTTTCTATTGGGGCACGACAGGACGCAAAGGGCACTTATCCAAAGGTTAAAGATGCTTTAGACAAGCTAGCCACCGCTTATAATAAATATAATAAGGCGACCGGTCGCCAAGGGAAGTCGCAGCTTGAAGCTCTACAGCAGGCCACGAGGACTAAGGGATCCCTTTTGGAAAGGAGCGAAATAGAACGAAAAAATGCAAGAAAAGTGGCCAAGGTTAGAAAAGCTCTGGAAAAAAGAGCTAGTCAGAAAGCGCTTCGGAAACTCAGGAAGGAGATTAGAAGAGTAAGAAAACAAATAAAAGAGTATGAAAACAGTATAAAAGGCAAACATATGTTTTCGTATGTGGAGAAACTGAGGGATGACTGCAAATTGGCTTGGATTCCTACCGGCCGCGGCTCTAATTTTGGAAATTATGCAAATCTTCTTGATGCAGTTAAAAAATTTGGAGGCTCACACGATGAGAAGGATCAAAAAAAGCTCAAGAGGGCTCAAAAGAAAGTAAAAAAGCCCGGAGGAGGTGCGGTCCCAAGCCCGGGATCCGAGACATCCGGGGCCCCCATGCTGTCCCACGCCGCGGCGCTTTTGTCAACTCTATATCCTCGCCTTGCGCCATCCCTTGAGCCTCTTACGCCAAAAGAGAAGGCCAAAGATATGCTTCGCCCGGGAGGAAACAAAAGGGGGTGCAGCCTAAAAGGGAGAACACAAAGGCAACGAACCGAACACGGCGATGCAAACTTGTGGGAAACAGTGGGCACACCAGCCTATCAAAAAGGTGAAAAAATGTATTTTTTCCGACTTGGTGATTTGCTGACTGTTATTCTGGAAAACGGCAATTTTGGAAAAAGATTGGCGGAAGACGCGCCAAATTTCAAAGTATTGCTGGGGGAATATGATATTCCTCGCAACGATGAAACTGCCACTCGAATGAGCTTATATGATCTTCCAATCTCTCTAGAAATATTTCATATTTTTGTTGCCCAAAAGATTGTTGGTACCGGAAGGGCTGTTTATCCCCTTTTGCAATTTACTTTTGATCTCATCAAATTTATAATGGACAAAACTCAAGGAGTATTTGGTAAGGCTGCTGAATTCACTCAGGCGTCATTACTTCCTGTGAGTTTTAAAATGGATATAACGTCTGTGGATCTTCCATCTGAGCCCTTAAAAAAAGCAGGAGACACTATCCAGCTTCGCGCATTTGATGATAAAACTGTACCTAAAACATCATTAAACACATTACAGACGACATCTATTGCAAACACTTCTAATACATTTGTTTTACATGCACAAAGAAAAATTGCAGCAAAGGGGGAATCAATATATAATGGAAATATGGCCGAAGATCTTGAAAGGGGAATATTTCATTTTTTTGTGGGTGGTCCGCGTCGAGGAGTCCTCAAAACGATTAATTTTACTCAAGCAGGAAACACTTTATTTTCAACCGCCTTGATGAGAAATGGACAAGCAGGAGGAGCCCAAAGTTCACGCGAGGGCATTATTCAACCTTCTAAGTTTGTTTGTGAATTGAGGCTCGTTGGTAATCCTTTTTTCTTTATTGGCCAGATGTTTTACGTCAACACTGATTTAATAAGTGGGGGACATTTTTGGAAAGAGGGGATTTTAAACGGGGGCTATTATATTGTTACGGCCGTTGATAATAATTTTAGAGCAGATTCCTGGGAAACAAAAATAAGAGGCGTGTTACAGATTCCCGATCACGTGCTTGCAAAAAACAAAGACGCCGCCGTTGATAAACTTAAAGATAAATCACTAGCTGAACAGGAGCGCCTGAAAAAAATGGCCGATGCGAAACAAAAAGCGCTCATTGCCGCGGCCCGGCATGCAAGTGATGAAGAAATTCGCAGAAGCCTTCCCGGCTCGCTTATGTCTGATGAGGATATCAGCCTCTACAGAAAATCGTGGCAGGCTAAGAAATGAGTCGTTTTGAAGCCAAAAATAATTTATCAAACCCTCAAATGTTTGAGGAGAGGCTGGACTATAAGCAAAAGGCTTTTACAATTTATGACCCCGTTCCCCTCGATATGATTTACGAAAAGCCTTTTTATGGAAAAGTTGATAAAGAGGGACATTCGATCTATCCTACAGAAATTAATATGACTCAACTTCCGGGCCAAGGGCTTTTATTACTTCATGATTTTGCTACAAAAGCTTTTGTTGATCTTAAGGGCGTAATAGATTTCAATATCCGCACAAAAACTCAGCGGTTTGCAAACTTATTTCCCAATGGTTTTGTCCCTCGCTCCGCCACAAAGAACATGCACAAACTTTATCAAGAACACTTTGTGGATAATGTTTATGATACTTTTATAAATGAGTATGTTATAGCGTCTCGAAAAAGTCGAATAAGAACTTTTCCCGATTTTGTGAAAGAATTTGTTAATTATACTTCTACCATAAAAAATATATTTCCAGTATCTCGAACTGGATTTATAATGTCCCCCCTTTGTCCTCATGCCATTAGTGGCCTAATAGTTGAAATTGCAGATGTGGCAATGGATGATGACGCTTTAAAAGATGATGAATATCTTTCTAAAGAGGCTTTTACTGATTATGCAAGATTAGCTGCAGCCTTTGGTTTTTATGTCGATAAGAATTGTCCTTGGCGATTGGCTGTTAATATGGATCATCCTGTTACTGCCAACTATATGGCCGCTTTTGGAACTTCTTATGAAGATGGTGCCGTATTTAAGGATTATTTTTACAGGTCTGAATTCTATTCTTATGATGACTTTAAAGCTAGAATGTGGTATGCATATAAATCCATGGTTCTCGATGCCGATACCACATGGTTTGGGATACTACATACTATTAAAAATTGTGCCCCTCCTACCTGGGCAGATGTGGCCAGCGGTCAATTTAAAACAATCCCTAAGGAGGGATTTTTAGAAGATATTTCAGATGATTTTGATAATGACTTTCAGAAAAATTATCCAGATTCTTTTTTCTTACCTTATTATTTTAATATTCGCTTGATTGAGAGTCAAAAAGAATTTACTGCAAGACAACACCAAGTTAAATTAAAAAAAATCTTACGAGCTAACAGCAAAAAAGGAATTGAAAAAGCATTAGAGCTTCTAGAAGGCTTTACACAACAATCAAACATATATGTTACGAAGGATGGGGCTCCATATCCTCGTCGTATAAAATATTTTGGAAAAAGTGTAACTTCTGGCTTGCATTCTTATGAGGAACCTGTTAAAGTGACACTATATGGTGAGGTTGAGGATGAATCAACGGAGATTACCCTTACTGAGATTCTAGAAACCTCTGGCAAGATTGATCCTGAAGATGCAGAGTGATCCAGAATAAATTCACCGCCAAAGATAAGATATGAACAGAAGGTAAGCACGGTAGAAATGATTTTTCAAACATTTGATGACAAAAAAGATTGTCTTGCAGTATATGTTGACGAAGAGCTTTATACAAAAAAGCTTCCTGAAAAGAGTCTCACTCACACGTGGGATTATTCTGAAAGTATGCCGGCTTCAACAATTCAATACGCCAAATATTATTGTGGGGGGCAGTCTTTAACTGAAGCATGCCCCCCACAACTAGTTGATGAGTGGGAATTAATTAGACATAAGCTGAAAGCTTTCCACACTTCAACAAAAGAAGTTAAATTGAATTTAAACGATTATTGTTATTTTGATTTGCTTCCTGTACACATACTATTAAAGTATGGAAAGATCAAAAATCAAATATCAGCTCATGTGTTTAAAAACTATAAAAAGCCAGATGATTATGACTTTAGAGTTAATATTGCAAAGATTTTAACAGAGATAAAAAATAGAAAATTAAATATTGATTTAAGTTCAATGAGAAACAGGAGATATGATTTTAAGGTCAGACAATTTCTTAAAAAACTTAAGGCAACGGAACCTTATATATGTTATAACATGTCTGGAACTAAAACGGGGAGACTGACGGCGACGCAGTTTCCTATTCTTACGTTACACAAGAGTTATCGTAAGATTTTAAAGCCCAATAACCATTCATTTTTAGAAATGGACTATAACGCAGCCGAGCTTCGTGTTATGATGAGCCTTTCAGGGAAGGATCAGCCGAAAGAAGACATTCACGATTGGAATATGAGGCACGTTTTTAAGAATACCAACACAAGAGAAGAAGCTAAGAAGAGAGTTTTTGCTTGGCTTTATAATCCTGAATCTAAAGATTATGTTTTAAATAAAGAATATGATAGAGATTTTGTGGTACAAAAGTACTACAGCGACGGCCAAGTGACAACCTTTTTTAATAGAATAATTGATTCGGATGATCACCATGCATTAAATTATATTATTCAGTCAACGGCTGCTGACTTATTTTTACGCCAAATGATTAAAGTATGGGAATATTTAAAAGATAAAAAATCTAATATTGCTTTTTGTTTGCATGACTCTCTTGTAATTGATTTACACCATGATGACGAGAACATAATTCAAGAAATAAAAGAATTATTTGCGGATACTGAATTGGGCCACTTTAAAGTAAACGTTTCCCAGGGCAAAAATTTTGGTGAAATGGCGGAAAGTAAAACATGAAAACGATCATCGGTCTAGGAACTGCTGGATGTAATATTGCTGCTAGCTTTTCGAAGTACCCTCAATATAAAATATATAAAATCAATAAAGGGTTACAAAGTTCAAAGGATTGTTTTGATTTTCCGGAATTTAAAACTTTAGAAGAATACGAAAAGAAGTGTCCAAGCTTTAAAAAATTTTTTAGATATGTGAAGGGGGATGTCTTGTTCATTACTAGCTGTGGAAAAATATCTGCCGCTAGCCTGCGAATATTGGAACAGATAAGACACAAATGTAATATAAGCGTTTTGTATGCTCGGCCAGATTGTTCTTTGCTCCCTGCGCTAAAAGTAAAAAACAATAATGTAATTTTTGGGGTATTACAAGAATACGCACGGTCAGGGCTTTTTAAAAGAATTTATCTAGTTGATAATGTTGAGTTGTCTAAAATAATTGGGGACGTCCCCTTACGAGAAATACACACTCAAATGAACGAATTAATATCTTCTACCATGCATATGATTAACGTCTTTAAACATTCTAAGTCTGAAATTGACACTTTTGATGAGACATTGGATTCTGCTAGGATATCAACTTTCAGTTTAGTTTCATATGAAGGAGGGGAAGAAAAATTATTTTTTGATCTTGACATCCCCAGAGATAAATGTTATTATTATGGAGTGCCTGAAGAAATGTTAAAAACTGATGGCACTTTAATGAAAAATATCTCAGAACAGCTTAAAATTTTGAAACAGTATGATAAAATAAAGGTCAGCTACGGGATTTATTCAACAAGCTATGATACACCTTATATTTATGGCTTATTGAATAGTTCTGTGGTACAAAATGATAATTTTAGACTTGACAAAGAAATCAATTTATAGTATTATAATAAAATCAGCAGCGTGAGAGAGTCATCACGCTGACTAAAAGGAGAAAAAAATGACTATTGATATGAAGAAAATGAGAGAGCGCAAAAATGCTCTTGAAAGTAAAGGGGGCAACAATCGTTTTTGGCGCCCGCAAGATGGGGAACAAACTATCCGTATTGTTCCTACTGAAGATGGAGATCCGTTCAAGGATTACTGGTTCCATTATAATGTTGGAGATAATCCCGGCTTCTTGAGTCCAAAGCGAAACTTTGGCGAAGATTGTCCGTTGGATTCTTTTGTGCGCCAGCTTTGGCAGGAAGGCACAGAAGATAGTAAGAGAATGGCGAAAAAGCTTTCTGCTCGTCAGCGTTTCTTTGCGCCAGTTATTGTGCGCGGAGAAGAAGATAAAGGGGTTCGAGTTTGGGGTTTCGGTAAAACCGTTTATGAAACTCTCTTGAATCTTGTGCTTAATCCGGAATATGGAGACATTACCGATGCTGAAGCGGGGACTGATCTTGTCCTTGGTTATGGAAAGCC